CGTGGGAACAACGCCAATACCGTCAATGGCAGTGGTTGCGTTTGCCTCACAAAAATACGGTCATCATCTTCAAACCCACCAGGAAACTCTATCTCTTTGTCTCCTGTGAACAATGGTATGGCTGTATCCATATCCATAGAACTATCTCTAAATGGTATACGATCTAAGTCAGATGCACTATTACCAACTTCTACGCCAACTGTTTCAAACAGTCTTAACGTAATTGCGTGAATACGTTTTGGTTTGCCCTGACTTGTGCCATCAACAGAGCCACTTTCAATACGCAGTGTTTCTAGGTTGCTTGTAAATCCAAAACCCACAGATGCACTTGTTGCAGAGAAATCAAGTGAAATACCACCAGATGCAACCGTTTTATCAGGATGACTTGCACCGTTGGCTAACACAGACACACTTTCACCCGGCAAATGATATAACCCTGATAAGCTGCTTACCGCACCGCCACTATACGACAATCCACTATCTACAAAAAAAGCCGCTGTTGTATTTGCGCCAAAGTCAAACAGTTTAAGTTTTTCTACGTATCTTTTTGTTACACTGTTGATTGTACGCTTCACAATCATGTACAATTCATCTTCACCACTATCAGACGGCAATGTTGCAATGCTTTCTACCACAGCTTGTCCACCGCTAAAAGCACCGCCGATTACATGCTTATGCCAAGCAACAACCTCTTCTTCACGTCTATATGTCATTCCTAAAAGCGTACCGTCTGCTCTTGTAGCCCACACAACACTATCTGGCTCTTGTTGATACGCAAACTGTGTAAGACCGCCATCTGTGATATGCTCTGCAAGTATCGTCATATCAGGGGCAGAATACCCACCAGTATTAACATTACCAACAAACTTAAACTCTCTAACTTTACGTGCGCCACGTTGCACAAACAACGTTACATCAGCAACTTGCACAGGCTCTATTGCCGCTGATCCATAGTTTGAATACTTACGTATCAATGTTGTTGTGGGTGTTATAGGCCCATCATTTGTTGACGTAAGCACATATTCACCACCAGATGTACCAATCGTTAAAACTCTTGTTGCCGAAAGATAACGAATTGCATTTACTTGATTTGACGCAATCGTATAGATTAGTGCGTCATCAGCGTTTGAGCCAACGGTAAAGTTTTCATAATTTCCGTTTTTACTAAACCAGATACTTTGCGGATTATTATTTGTACCTGCGAATACAAGTCTTTGCTCAAAAAACGAAACACAACTTGGCCTATTATCCGATCCACTTAATCCTGGTGAGGGAGACCCAGAAATAGAAAGTGTAGCGAAAGTCCAATTATTGTGATCCGATCTTGTTAAGGTGCGTATATCATATGATGGATGCACAATATACATTGTATCCGCAGATTGAGCAAATCTAATATTAAACAAATCAGCCTCAGCATATGGCGTTGCTACTTCAAAGATTTCTGTTGCAGTGCCGCCAGATGTATACGTTGTAAAGCTCGTAGTATTTATGTCATTTCCAAAGAGATCTTGCAGAGAAAACGTGTTAGTGCTTGAATTTGCTACTAAATAATTCCTACCATTTACCTCTGTCATACCGCCTAAGCTATCAACAAACACTTCGTCACCATTGCTAAAACCGTGACTATTGCTTGTAAATACACCGGGGTTTGCCTTTGTTGCGGCAGTAATTGTTTTTGCGGAAGAGTTTAAGACCTGTAGATCATTACGAAACACTCTCATAATCTGATTACCAAACTCAAGAATATACGTATCACTTGTTTTAAACTGAAACGGAATAAGCCGTGTTTTAACTGAGCTACTCTTTACCTCACCTAAATACTCAGTGCCGGGGCGTCTTGTAACGCCACCGTGCGGCATCACCACCATGTTCGTAAGATCTGATAATCCTTCACGATATTTTTCAATATTCGTTCTACCCTCTAGTCTAGGGCTTATTTCACCAGCAGTAAAAGAACTAAGAGCAGGGGCGCTTCTTGCCATTCCTAGAACCTACTCTCAATCAAGTCACTTGCTTCCAAGCGCTGTGTAGCGCTCTCTGTAGCGTCGTTAAATCTAGCTTCTTTAACCTCAGCTTCATACTTGGCAAACATTGTTTGCACGACGCTGTTTGAACCTGTGATAGCATACGCAATGTTAGATGCTAGTCGAGCAGATAGCGCTTGTATTAGGCTTGGATCATACTGTTGTGGATCTGTAATCTTTGCAATGTACTTTATCTTTGCTGTACCTTCGTCAGTCACAAGCTTTCTTCCCTCTATCGCAAACACAGGACCGCCAGAATTGTTTGTCATGTTGTCTTGTGGATATGACAGAGAGCCATTGCTGAACTCTAAAACTCGTAAACAAAATGGATCTGCTGGAAGTGCGTACTGAAACGTATACCCAAAGTTAGGTGCTGTGCTATCTTGTGCAAGCTCTGCTCTGACAATCAAACAATTCCAAGGGTGTGATCTGAACACCGCATCTCTCGTTCCTTCGTAAAACTGATTAACAACACGAGCAGCTTTACTGTTTTCAGAAAAGCTAGAAATGTTTGACGCTCCTAAAAGATTAAGTGCGTAGTTAGCTATATCAACCGTACTTGCCATTAACTATCTCCATATAAAAGAAGGGGCGGCGAACCGCCCCATCCTAATTAGTCAACCACATACTTGATGGTTAGCTCTATAGTACCAGTTCCGGCAGCGCCGCCCATAGTAACTGTAATAGCAACACCATCTTCATTGGTATCTGTCTCTGTGCCTGAGCCTAGAGCCAGTGTAGCAAGAATGTCTACCTTCTGCGCTGACGTAGATGCAGCCGCTGCTTTGTACGCTGCTGCTGACGCGCTGACTGCGCTTCCAGCTGCATTTGTATGTGCAGCAAAGCCTACAGACAAGGTTGTAGATGAACCCATTGCATCATGTGCAAGTGATCCCTCTAACAATCTTGCTCCATCTGGCAAGATAAACATCTCGATAACATCACCTGACGCTAAAGAAGAGGCTTCAAAAGTACCATGAGCAACGCGGATACGTCCACCTAGCTCATTAGCTTTGTTCATCACGGCTGGAGTTGCTCGTGAATTAGTGCGTTGTGTCGAAAAAACAGTAGCCATTTATCAGTCTCCTTACTCGTTACAAGCAATTTCTACTACTTTTTCTTCTTCCATGCGAGTTGCCCCGATAGACTGACAGTAGTAGACTTGCGTTGAATATGACTTGTCGGCTCGTTCATCGATACGTGCGGCTGGCTCTTTACCAACAGCAAGCTTAATACCATCTGATGCAAACGCAATAACCTGACGGTCACTGTTACTGTCTGTGTTTAGACGGTTAGATACGATGAATTGAAAGCCCACAAACGAGTTGATTTCACCCTGAGCCAAAGCCTTTACGGTATTGAAATCACTTGAAGTCACGGTTGTGTTGTTCAACAAATCACTGATTTGCTTTGGAGATACAACGATGAAACGCGGTATTGACGGATCAACACTTGCTGCATCAAGTAGCTCTTTAGCACTTACTAGCTTGGCAATAGTCAAACCAGCAGAACCATGAGCAATTTTCTGGCCTGATGGAAGCGCTGTAGAAGTGCTACCGTCTTTACCAGTGTTTGCAGAACCAAGAGCCGCTGTGATGATTACATCATCCATAGCACGACCCATAGCTGCTGCTGCTGCACGGCTGTAGGTTGAAGTCGGATCAACAAGTAAACGCACTTTGTCCTGATCGTCGATCAAGTCAGCGTACTCATAATCTGACATTGTTACCATACGTCTGCTGTGTGGTGTTTCCACCAACGGCGTATCCGCATGGCGTGAAGTACGTAGGACAGCAGATGCTGCACCCACTTGGTCAAAAAAAGCTTTTTCGCCATTCACGCTTTCTGAATCTACCGCTGTACGCAATAGAGAACCCATTTGCTGCGATAGCATTTGGACGTTTGAAGAAAACTGATTGACAAAAGCTGTAGTAATTTGGGTTGACATTACGTCTCTCCTTTACAGTTTCAGTTTCGGGTTTGCTTCGCCTGGTTATCCCAGAGGGGCCAATGCTACTGCTTAGGGCAGCTATTCCGCTTGTCTACAAGCTTTCTCGTGGGCCTTGCGGTTATCCACTAAACATACTCCCTGAGACGTAACACTTCTTGAATGTAAGTGTCATGCTCTGGGTGCATCTTATCCCAATATGGCCCATCACGTCTAGTCATCTCTGAAATTTGACGTTGAGCCTCTTGTGGTGTCATTATAAGCTCTGATGGTGCACCTTCAAGGTTATCTTCTCCAATCTGTTCCGCTAACTGCGAAAACATCTTTACAACCATTGGGTGATCCCCTAACATTCGCCCGTCAGATAAAATGATATTATCAAATATTTCTGTATCACCAAGCAAATCTCTTGCTGCCATTTGTGCAAGCTCAAGTCTCTGGTCAAACGCTTGACCAAACTCCTGACGTAATTCTTGCTCACCTTCATGCAAAGCTTTCTCTGTGGTCTCAGTCATATCAGTTTCCAAGCCACTGATTGTATCTCTGACAAAACCCATCATTTCATTTGCTTGTGCATTTGTAAGACCAGCAGTCAATGCACGTTCACGAAAGTTCCCAATTAGATCATCACTTACTGAAACTTCACTTTCTGCAAACTCATAGGCATTTGCTTCTTGTGGTGCGCCAAGTTTTGTAAACACCTCACGCCATTCTTCTGGCGTTGCAGATTTACTAGGTATGGCTACCTTGTCAGCTCCAATCATGCGTTGTGCATGTACATAGCTTTTCGCTAATGCACCAGGGTCCGTAAAGTTACGTAGTGAGGGTTCATTACGTAGCTCTTCTGGTAAGCTTTCTAAAAAGCCAACTGGTGCGGTTTCTGGTGCAGCTTGTGCTACAACAGCTTCTGGTGCAGCTTCTTGAGATCCAGTATCTTGGATTGCCTCTTCGCTCATTGCGGTTCCTTCCCTTCGGACAACATCCTGACGATCAGCAGCAGTGCTGCTCGTTGCCCTTCGTTAAATGCAGTTTGGTATGGATCGCCAGTAAACGTGGTTGCCTCAAATCCAAATCTAGACTTGAGATCACTCAACACTCTTTCGCCGTCCTCTGTGTTGAACGTGCGTCTATAAGTCAATTTTAACTCTTCTATCTCTTTCATTACTCAACAGCCCCTGCTGCTTTAATCAATGGCGCTACTTTCTGCGCTGTCTCAGCTTGCATCATCTGTTGCTGCATTTCTTGCTGCGCCGCTTCTTGCTCTGCTTTTTCTTCACGCAAGCGCCGTACCTCTTCATTGCTTCTGATTACTCGTGCCGGAATACCTGTAACCTCTACAAGATACTGCACAAGCTTGTCATCATCGAGATAATCCATCACAGGCGCAATCTCTGCTACCTGCATCATTACCTCAAAGCCACGCAACATTGACTGTAAATCTGTAAGTCTCTGCGCCTTAGCAAGCGGTGAGACATACTCAATATCAATGTCTTGGCCTTGTAGTTGCTCAGGAGCAGCTGGGAGGAGACCATTCCTGAGCAGCAACGCAAAGGATCTGGAGATTAATGGCTGGAGCAATTCGGATTGGAGCCTACCGAGAACTGGTCCTAATAGCCGCATCTTTTCCTCGTTACGTTGCAACACTTCAGTTGCTGTCATCGCTGGCCCTTGCGACATCAACAACTGATCCACATAGAAAGCCTGACGTATTGCATTACGTCTTTGCTCTTCCATGTTTAAACCGAGAGGATTGTTTGCTCCAATATTAAGAGGCTCTAGCCTATCTCTTGTACCTGTTCTGTAAAAATTCAACGCACCCGGTGTTGTACGTACAGGCAACATAAATCCGTCATCTGGAACCATCAGAGGTGGGTCAACCTGTTTCTGACTTGCTCTAATTGTTATTTCTGACATTTTGTTAAGCATCTTTACATCTGGCAGTGCGTTCATTGCTGGACTTCTGCCATACGTACTTACGCTATCTTTTACGAAACGCGGAACCATAAACGGAAAATCATCAAAGCCACCTTCAGACAATAACTGTCTAGTGTCTGCATGATAATAAACAGACGCTATTGCCTTGTTCTGTGCCTTACGACCTTTTGTTTCTGCACGCGGATATATCGCATGAATTATCTCATGCTCTTTGTGTGGCTCATTTTTAAAATCTTTTGCCATTTGTGCTGGTAGAGTTTCCTCACCAAAGCGCTGCGCCGCAGCACGAGCAGAAATCTTAAACTTTCTATATATTGTATCTACTTTACCATTGGCATCTTCTGCTACCGTAATCTCTGCAATATGCCTACATGAAAACCGCAAACCCTCTTTGTCACCTTCAACATAAAAAGCAGCAGTGCCAAACACTACAAGATCATAATAAAGCTCATGTATCTCTTGCTGAAAGTTTGATCTGTTAAAAGCCTGGTACATTTGATCCAAGCACAATTCCAACCACTCATTTGCCATATCGTCATTTTGTAGTGAGGGATCTCGATACCGCATAGAAAACCAAGGGGTGCTAGGAGATGTAAGCATACCATGCAGGCTAGACGATAAAAGCTCTACAGCATGGATTGCCGTGCCGTCATAGATTAACTCTGTACGTTTATCACCTTGCGTTCTTTTCTTGGTTATGTCTGCTTTACGCGGCAACATAAAATCAGCTAACTCTTGCCAATGACGTTCCCAATTAGAACGTGAGCTTTGCAAAGATTTATAACGTCTATCAAGTTGCGCTATCAACGGTAAGATCTGTGGCATTACATCATTCCATAATTATTCATAAGAGAACGTTTTTTCTTCTTGTTAGTCATTGCCAACCCTTCTGTGGAACCACCTTGCGTTCTACCAGCCATCTTTTGATTTAGACGCTCTAAAGGATCAACCGTCATATCCGCACGACGCTTTGCAGGTTGTGCCGACTTTGCACCCATCTCGCCAGCAATGTTTCTACGATACATAATCATCTGATTAAACCACCGCCCATAAGAGATCTTCGCCTACGAACTGTTCCGGCTGTACCAGTGCCAAGCAATCCTCTTGGACTTGTTGCAATCGTAGCACGTCTGCCCTTACCAGTGCTTTCAATAGCGTCAGCCTCCGTTTCACTCGTTACAACACGGTTATCAATCACATCGCCAACACTTACATCTCCACCCTTATATGTTGTATCCGCACCTGTATCTACCGTTTCTGTAAAGGGTGGGGGTGGTGGTGGGGGAGTGGGGGTAGTCGGGGCTGTAGGTTGCGTAGGTGTTGTTGGTGCAGTCGGCGTCACAGGAGTAACTGATTCTGTTGTTGTATCAGTGGTAGCTGTAGCTGCTCTTTCTCTTCTACGATCCCTACTTCTTCGTTCTCTAAGACGTTCTTGCTCTGCTTGTGCAGCCGCTGCACGTCCCGGCAATCGAGAATAGTAATCCGCGTCTTTTTGCTTTAGACCAGTATCCATTAAAACATCATCAGTAATTTTTCGTAAACCACTTTTGTTTGTTCCAGGTGGTCTTGCTCCGGGGCTTCTTCTACTGCCGCACAAACTACCCATACTATATCTCCTTCTGCATAAACGCACCCATAGGCTCAAAGCCTAAACGCATCATTAACCTAGCAGCCCTGTTTGACGCAATACCAGACGTTGCACCTGTCATAACACGAACTGCACCATTCTCTTTAGCCCACGCTTCAAACATTTTCATAAGCCTTACACCAGCTATTCCACCGCGCTCTTGAGGAACAACATACCAGATATAATCGCCCCCGACTAGTGTGTTACTATACGGAAACGAAAAAATCATCCCAATTAACACACCTATGA